AAAACCGAAGACGGATGATGTTAAAGACGATCCGGCTAAGGCGGCAGAAGCAAACGCAGAAGAAACAAAAATGGTTCCTTTGGCCAGGCTTAATCAGGTTTTATCGGAAAAAGACCGTGTAACCCAAGCTCTGAACTATACACAAGGTATCTTAGATACACAGAGCCGGATGCTCGAAGGCAAGACCGGAGAGCAGGTAGACGGTAAGGCAGCACCTCTTGATGCCAAGACCCACGAAGAGATAATTGCGAAAGCCGAGGCTGATAAAATTGAACTGGCTCAAAAGTACGAGGACGGTGACATCAGCTTCAAAGAAGTGCAGGAGCAAGTAATCGAACTGGATCGGGGTATCCGCAAACAAGATGATCTCAGGCGTGAACAAGACAACGCCAAGTTTCAAGAGATGGTCGAGGGAGCGGCAAAAATAGCCGAAAATGTTTCTGCTAATAATGTAGAGACGACAATAAGACGAGAGGCTATTGAAATTCAGGAGAGGCATCCATACGTAGCCGAGATTGACAAACTTGACCCGGATAACAAAAAAGAAGCCTGGGCCATGATTGGAAACGAAGCGGCGAGGCTTTTAGCAGCAAAGGGGATCGACCCCTTTGATGGAACAGTAGAAAGTCGCCGTGTATACGTACTGGAAAAAGCCGCTTTAACGGATAAATACGGTCCGGTTTTAGTAGGCAAAGCCATTGAAGTCAACAAAGACAGCTTAGATCAACCGAAGGCAGGAGAGCTTACTGATACGCAAAAAGAGCGAGCAGCCAAGCTGGAACTGTCACAACAGCAACCGCCGGAAGTTTCTGGTACGGTGACTGACAAAAGGCAGGATTTGACTGAAACAGATGTTGAGAACATGGATCTGGACCAAGTCGCAGATATGCTTATGACAGCGCCGCTCATAATCCAGAAAGCAGCCGGGATGAAAAACCTCTAAGCTTTCGCGTGGCAACCATGGTGGTTTTCATGTCTGGCTTAGGCAAAACAGGAGAAACCCTATGGGCGCTACCGATTTCGGCGCATTGACCGCCGCACAGAAGAAAGTATGGGCTGGAAAGCTATGGTTACAATTCAGGGACGAAAGTTTCTGGATGGCTAACGGCTTTATCGGCACCAACCTTAACACCCCGATCCACCGTGTTACAGAACTGACGAAGACATCACGCGGCCTTGAATGCGTGCTGCAACTCGTTAACGATCTGGAAGGCGATGGTGTAGCCGGTGACAACGATCTGACAGACCAGGAGGAATCAATGGTCAATGATGCACAGACAATCACGATTGATTGTCTTGCTCATGGCGTTAAATCCAAAGGTGTCATGTCAGAGCAGGCCACCGTTATCAGGTTCCGGGAACAGGGAAGAAACAAGCTTGGTTTCTGGTTGCCTGATAAAATAGACGAACTTATGTTCCTCACCACAGCCGGTCGGGCGTATACTCTTAAAACTGACCTGTCCACACGGACGGCCAGCCAACTCCCGCAGCTTCAATTCGCTTCCGACGTTACCGCTGCAAGCACGAACCGGATAAGACACGCCGGTTCTGCTACATCAGAGGCAACGATCACGGCAGCCGACAAGATGTCGTGGACGGTTTGTGTCAACGCAAAGAGTTACGCCAGACGCCAAGGTGTTCGTCCTATCCGGCAGGGTGGGAAAGAATACTACGCGATGGTCATGAGTACCGAGCAACGCAGGGACTTGGTTCTGGACTCCACGTACCAGACAATCGTGAGCAGAGCAGGATATAAGGGGCCGAAAAACCAACTCTTCGATAACGCTCTGGCCGTTGTTGATGGTCTTATCCTGTACGAGCACAGGAAGGTTATTAACACGACGGGCCTTTCCTCTGGTAGCAAATGGGGATCGGGCAGCACGATTGAAGGAGCACAGGCAACCCTAATGGGTGCAGGCGCTCTGGGGTTCACTACTCTTGGTGGTGGAGAATGGCTGGAAGCTGATAAAAATGACTATGGCCGGAAACCCGGTATTGGTTATCAGCAAATGCTTGGCCTCCTGAAACCACAGTTCAAGCCTTTGGGTAGCTCTACGGCAGCCGAGGATTACGGTGTAGTGGCTGTTAAAACTTCCGCTGCTGCGTAGCCTTAAAGGGGTGGTTTAACGGCCACCCCCTGTTACCCCTTTAACTACTATGTCTTTTGTTGAAACAATTTTAAGGAGATAAGACCATGGCACGACATTACCGCATACAACTCGTAGACGCAGTGACGCGGGAAGCTATCACAGAAGCCGGGGGCGTATGTTACGTTGCCGTCAAAGATAGCCCTGAAAAAATTGCTCTACAGGACTCTCTCGGGGCTTCGGCCTCGAACCCGTCAGCTTTAACCAACGGTATCATAGAATTTTATGTTGCTGATGCCATTGCTGCGGCTGATTTGTTCATCCAGGCACCTTCCGGCCACTTCCTTGTGGTTAAGGATATTGCGGCTTCTGGACCGAACTCGTTCTACGTTGATAAGAGCCGGTCCGATGCAATGATGGTCATTCCGTGGTCATCTGTTGATGCAACGGACGCCACAGAAGAGGACACAGGGTTTGACCTTCTGGTTAACACTCTGGTTCTGCCCTGGGGTCTGGGGATTGATGTTACCAACGCTGCATCCACTGAAACCATTGATCTTGGTATTCTCGCCTCCGAATCCGGTGGCGATGCCAACGGTTTCATTACGGCTGGTGATATCGGGACGGCTGCTTCGGTCCTGATTGCTTCGACCGTAACTGACGGCTCGACTGAGGAGTATCTTGGCAGCACCACGATGGGTATTCTTCTGGATGTCTTGTTCACAGCCGGAGCAGATGCCGCTACCGATGTCGGTACAAGCTATCCGAAGCCTTACCGTTGTGACGGCACAGCTAAATCAATCAGCTACACGTATACGGCTGGAACAGATACTCTGGTTGCTGACGGGTATTTCAAAATTCCTGTGCAGTTGCCGATACTAAGCCTGTAAGGTAAACTATGATTTTATCCGGGACGGGATTGTCCCGTCCCGGTCGGTAATCATAGTAAAAGGAGCCTTGAAATGACGGAACTTAACGAAAAGACGATGCGGATTGTAGATTCCAGTTGCACGCCGGAATATACAGAACGCCACCATGCTGTTGTTATAGACGGAAAACAAATACCACTTATATTTAAGTTTGGCGAAGATATGATACTGCCCTACGAAACCGGCGCTAAGCTCATGGGATTAGAGGGTTTCAGGGCATTTGATCCTGATACCGGATCAGAAATCATGGTTCCTCCCAAGACTGACGAAACGATCCGCATAAAGATCGCCGCAGATGAGATCGTCGCAAAATACGACGAACTCACGCTTGGTGCTCTGAAAGTAAGGGCGGCTTCGCGCCCAGGCGGTGAAGTCTTTCTGACGGGAGAAGTTGAAGCGAAACATATCATATCTTTCCTCAAAGCCGATGCAGCCAAGGTTCATCGTGAAAACGAAAATGTAGAGGAAGGCCTTGAAATAGAGATGGATGACGAGCCTGCTCCGAGGCCGCAAACGCAGGAGCAAACGGACAACGGGAAGGGAATCGGCGCTCAAAACGCTGGCCCTGCTCCTCAACCACATCACGCTATAGATTATTCGGCATCACATCCGAAACCCGCTGAGACAGAGGCTTCCGATAAGCCTGCTGACGCTGTAGTTAAACGTGCAATTGCCATGACAGAGGAAGAGATCGCTCAGTTTAAAGGCAAAGAGATCAGCGCTGCTCTTGCTGCTCTTGATGTCGGTGCCGGAGAACCAACAGAAACAGACAAGCTTCTTGCTGGCGCTCCCGCCAAGGAAGGTGGAGATATAAAGGTTGTCGCAACTTCTGGTTCTGACGCCTCAAATGAGGAAGAAAAACTGGAAGTAAAAGCTGATGAGCCTGTCAAAGAAGAGGCTCCTGACTTACCACCTCTTCCGGGTAGCAACCCCTCCGCAGTGGAAACACAGGAGTACAAAGAACCTTAAAGGAGGAATAGTTGCCTACGTATCAGACAGCAAAAGATGTAGCGGAGAACGCCCTGAGCACTATCGGGGCGTTTCCTGCGTCTCAGTCCCAGGCTGATGAAGGCGAATTGAAGAAGGCGCTTACATGGCTGGAAATGATTATCAATTACCAGTCCGGTATCAGGCCCCTTGCCGGGTTCTGGCGTATCGTGGACATCCCTTTAGAGGCCGGGATCGGTGATTACCCTCTTTCTGATTATGTAGATGCCGCTGGCGCACAGAGCGTGTTCAGCGTACATCTGGTCGATTCCTCCGGCAATCCCGACATACTGGACATGCTCTTCGAGAACGAGGGTATGCGGGAAGATTTAACGGATACCGGGACGCCCCAGCGCGTTGTCATCACCAAAGATGTCAAACCTGTCATGAAGGCGTATCCGACACCTGTGCAGATCAATCAGGATCAGGGGCTAGTATTCAGACTAAGAATACAAACCTATCATGATGCAATTGATCCGACAGGAAACGCCAATGTTGATTTGATGTTGCGTCCCGCATGGTATCTGTGGATTACAAAGCGCCTGTCCTATGAGATCGGCTGTGGGCCTGTCCGTAAGCTTGGTGCCGGTGAACTGAAAACTCTTAAAGATGATGCAAAAGAGCTTGAGAACGCCTTGCTTGCGCGTGATGGCCAGTACAATTCAGCGAAACCGCCTGTTACGCAGGCTTACGGTGCGGCCTCGATTACTTATGCAGATAAGAGGGAGATCGCTCTTAACAACTATCATTCCGGGCGGGGTTACAGTAACAGGTACAGGAGAAACTAGATGGCACGAGCAGCAGTAGCAGAGTTCGGAATTATCCAGAAAACCCTTGCCCTGGCGAGTGTTACAATTTATACGGCTGATGCCAACGGGGCAAGTACCGGAACCAAGGCTATTCTTTATCAGGCCGCAACCGGCTCCGCATCGAGATCAAACCCGCAAACGCTGGATACTGATGGAAAGCTGGCCGATGCCATCTTTGTTGATTCTGATGTTGTGGCGGCAATCAGCAACATTACTTTGAGCACGGAGCGTGCAATCCGCAAGATCACACCAAACCCGCTTGAGTATCCGCTTCCCTACACATCCTCTCAGGTCAATGTAGCGGCAACGGCGGCTGATGTTGTTCTCACAAACGCTGATGTTGTCACAGCGGCAGCCTCGGCCACTACAGCGGCAGAAGTGCAGGCCGGGGGAATCAGGTTTAACTTTGATACATCAACATCCATGGCCGATCCCGGCACCGGGGATATAAGGCTTAACAACGCGACTCTATCCAGCGTCACATCCCTTGCGATTAGTAATAAGACAATAGATACCGGAAACCCTGATATCTCTGATTTCATTGTTACATGGGATGACAGCGATTCTACAGTCGAGGGCCAGCTAATTTTCAGAAAAGAGGGCGCAACACAGAATTTTGCCACCTATAATATTACCGGATCGGTGACTGATAACGGGGCCTGGCTGCAAATGACGCTTGCTTATACTGAGCACGCCGGTTCATTTTCCGCAGATGATAATATAATCATCCATTTCACGCGCACAGGCGACAAGGGAGCGTCAGGAGCCGGGTCTGGTGATCTGTTAGCATCAAACAACTTAAGCGACCTTGTAAGCGCCAGCACAGGCAGAACGAACTTAGGCGTTGCAATTGGAACAGATGTCCAGATACATAACGCTGATACAGCCGTTACCGATGATGCTCAATCATTTACAGCAGGGCAGCGCGGGACTCTGGTCGAGCTTACAGACGGTGCGACAATAACGCCGAATTTTGCTCTTGCCAATAATTTCTATGTCCAGCTTGGCGGGAACAGAACGCTGGCGAACCCCACAAACCTAGTGGCGGGACAGTCAGGTTCCATTGATATTTTTCAGGATGCCACGGGGTCGCGCACACTGGCTTACGGGTGGGGTTTTCAGTTCGCCGGGGGTTCGGCACCGACGCTGACAACGGCAGGGGCAAGCAAGGATACGCTATATTACGATGTTCAGGTATATTCCTCCAATACCGTGACAATAACTATCGCAACCCCCGGCGTCATATCGCTGACAGCACACGGATTCTTCGTCGGTCAAAAAGTGCAGTTGACGACAACGGGTTCTTTACCCACGGGCCTGACAGCAAGCACCACATATTTTGTTACTGAAATTGATGCGAACAGCTTCTCTCTGGCAACCAGCCTTGTAAACGCGGCAGCAGGAACGAGGATTAACACGACAGGATCACAGTCAGGTACTCATACGCTTGTAGCGACTTCTATTTCTGCGACTCTTGTGGCGGGGGTAGCGTAATGTTGATTGGTAGCTCACATTTAGGAACGATGACCCAACAAAGCATAGCATGGGATATAACAAGTGCTTTGTATTCAAATAAATCCTTTAATTTTAACAGCGTAGATTCACAAGGTAAATCCATCCGGTTTGACCCCACTGGCAAAATTATGTTTTTGGCTGGTGCGGGGGCTGACAAGGTGTATGAATTTGCTCTTTCCGTCGCGTGGGATATTTCTACAGCGGTTTATTCCAGTAAATTCCTTAGCGTTGCCGGTGAGACAACCTTAATGGAGGCGATGGAGGTCAGTGCTGATGGTACGAAAGTTTATGCCGCTGATAAAGGCGGGGTTGTTTACCAGTATACGCTGACCTCGGCATGGGATATTTCTACAGCATCATATTCCAGTAAATCGCTGGATACATCTGGAAGAACAACGACGATAAAGGGATGCACTATTAGTTCGGACGGCACTAAGTTTTATGTGTGCGATCCGTTCACAAATGACGTAGACCAGTACAATTTATCCACACCTTACGATCTTTCTACAGGTTCTTATGCCAGCAAAACTGTGGATTTAGATTCTGAGGATGCGGTTATACAGGGCGTTTTTCTGGGTAATACAGACGCGACACTGTTTGTTTCCGGCGATACGGCTAATGCTATTCCCATCTGTTTATCCTCACGTAACCCTTATCAGTTGCCAGTCGAATGTGACCGAGGAAGAGACGGGTGCTGCCAACAATACGAACGTGAATCCCGTCGTCGTGTAAGAATTTGTCTTTATCGTGTACGCCCCCGTTGCCGGTGCGCCGGTAATAGAAAGAGGCTGGATAAAAACCTTATATTTTGTATCTTTCTGCACATCGGCAGTAGCAAAAGTGACCGTTGCGCCAGTTTCAGCGTTGCTTACTGTAACAGTACCAGAAATATTACCCGCTATCAAAGACGCGTTGACGGCGATACTGGCCGTATTGACATCTATATTTTCTGCCTTAATCGCTATAACGTACTGAACAGACTGCAAAATAATCTGGTATGCCCGGTAGAACCAGTCCAGAAGAAGAGGAAAATCCAGTTCCATGCTTCCCGTTGAGCGGGGTGGCGGTTCAAGTATGGCGGGTTCAATGGCCATTATCTCGTCACCTTGCTAACATCTAACTGGAACCGGCGTAACTCGAACTCTACATTGTCTGTACAGGCTATTTCAAACTGATATGTGTCGCCCATGCCCTGCGCTCCAAATTCTATAATCATGGTCCTGTTTCCGGCCAAACCCAGATCACGGTACTGGATATTGTTGAAACCCTTGTTGTCAAAGTTTGTCCTGAACATTATTTTTGGATTAGCCGTGTACGACCCGACACCGCGCTTTATCGTCAATTTAACTTTGTTGATCCTTACAGTGCTTAGCGTGTCGAAGTGTGCTGTTCTGATATAAGCCCGTTGCACGTTGCCATCGTTCTGATAGGTCGTATTGGAAAACTCGTATATTTTGCCGACACCGCCAACAAAGGTTTTTCCCCACAAACGGAAGATCGACCTGCCCGGCCATAAATCAGGTACGCCAAGTTTATCGTTCCAGCCAAAGATTTCAAACCAATCTCCCCGCCTGATATCAAGAACCACCGTAAATCCCTTTGTACCGTATTCATTACTGGCCTCCGGTGATTGAAGGATGATGAACTTCTGACCCTTGATATAAACGGCTGCGGCCCATGCTTTATCCAGACTTCCGAGATCAGAAAGAATGTAGCGGTCCTCGATCTCTTTCTGGATATTATCTGATGCCGTTTTGCTCAACTGTCCCGTCAGCCTTACAAACTCCAGCCTTTCGTTCAATCCCCATACGGAGTTTGAGGCCCAGCACAATGTCCATGGTTCGCTGATCCCGTCGCTGATCGACCATCTGCGGAAAAACGGTGAGGCACCGCCAGGAAATCTTTCGTACTGCTCAATGCTTTCTTCACCACTGAACATGATTTCGTTATACGGTGTGACCAGCATCGCGTTGATATTATCGTCTGATCCATCAACCGCAATCGTATTGATCCCCGGCCATACATCTATGTTATTCAGGGTAGTGTGCTGCCACCTCCCGCTGCTTTTTTCTACCGCCATAACATAGCCGTCAACAAAGCCGACGAACGAAGATAGAGGGGCGTCCGGGCTTAATACCGTGTTCTTTTTGCCATCATACCGTATGATCTGGTCGCCTGCCGCCATCATAAGTCCGTCGCGGGTTTTGGCAAAAGATGTCCTGTCACCGCCCAAAACCTGTGGGCCGTCTATCTCTGTTGATGTCCCCAGTGTATCAACAATAAAAGACCGGCCATCCGTTCCGACAGCAATCATATTATTACCGAACCTGTTAATATGGATGTCGCCGTCGCTTTTGAGATCGGAGAACTCAACTAATCCGGGGAATCTCGATATGCCATTGGCTTCGGTGACAAAGCAATTTTCCAGTGCGCCGTATGCTCTTGTCAGGGAATCACCATCAACATTTTTGAAGAGTTTCTTGTTAAGCTCTATATCAACCCATTCGCCCATTAGGTAGAGATCACCTCCACATCGACGTTCCACTCGACGGTATCACCTGACGCACCTGTAACCCGGAACTCAATATCCCCGGCCCCGGATATAACAAATATCGCCGCCCATCCTGCCACGGTTTCATCGACAGCCCTGATATCAACATTACCACCGCCACTGAGAGCGACGTTTACTGCTGTCAGGGTTCCGTTTACATCGGCGCTTCCCGGTGTCCCGTTGTCGTCGGTAATGACTTCGTTGTTCTGGAACGCTCCTACAATATCAATTAAGGTCAGTGTTCCGGTTGTGCCACCATCAACATCCTTCTGTATCCGCGCTGTAGCGCCACTGGTAGCACCCGTAAGGATAGCTCCTGCCGTAAAGTTTGCGGTCTGGGAATCGTACAGTAGCGTAGAACCCGGCCTTATCACCCCGCAACCAACATGGTAAAAAGCGTTTTCTACATCATTTCTGCTACGCGCCACCACCTTTGCAACAAGATAAGCGGCCTGTCCCGGCTTCATGGTATAAGTCCATGCTGTAGTCACCGTGGCATCTGTTGTCACACCAAACGAGGCACCATTCAAAAACTTGGTTTCCCTCAACAGCTTCGTTGTTTCCCCGGCAATCGTGACAAGCGAATCCTCAAAGCAGTTCTCAAAGACCAGGAAGTTATCCATCGTTGTCGTTAGTGTGAAATCAACATCCTCGATCTTTGAATCTTTTATCCTGACGTTTTGCGCTCTGCCCGTTATCTCCCATGTCCCGCCGTTCCAGCGCCCACCATGGAATATAACATTCATCACTTTATTATTATCTTCCGTCGCCGGTGTTAATGCCGCGCTATCATCGGCAATATTTATATTCTTCGTGTTGTTCTTAAACCAGTATCCTGCCAGACTTACAGACTGAGCGCCGTTAATATCCAGCGCTGTTCCGGTACAATTCTCGAACCCGACACCATTCAGGGTTATGTTGTGGCAGATAGCATCCTCGTAAGACAAATGGATGCCGATAGTTGTTGCGGTATCAATAAGCCCTCCCGTCCAGATCAGGTCCTCCAGCAGATCACCTCCACTGGTATCGCCAGCATCAAGATCACCATGAAGCTTTACGCCGGTTCCCACGTTCTCAATGCTGAAATCATTCCAGACAAATCCCTTGCCGCCAAGCACATGCAGGCCCGTCTCGAAGCGTTTTATCATCACATCATCGAAAACGATCTCGTCTTTGCCGACAGACTTCACGGCAACTGAACTGGCTGTCAGGCTTGATCCATCAATTAAGAGATGACGGAATCCTGCGCGATCTCCTGTTAAGGTGAAGCTGACATCACCAAGAATACTTTGCAGTTCCGTGGATTCCCGTCCCTGGCCACGTAAAACAACCCCTTCCGGTATGCTGGCGCTAGTCACCTTATACGTCCCTGCCGGGATAATAACCTCGCCGCCGCTTGATAGCGCTGCGATGGCCAAAACCAGTGTCGCGTTATTATCGGCAGCTACACCGCCTGATCCTTCGACGAAAATACCGTATGTAGCGACCTTAACGGACAGATCGGAATATTTAGCCAGAGTAAGGTCAAAGCTCGATCTTGTGGGTTTAACGGTTGCGGCGCTGACATTCTCCCCTGCGAAATCTGCCAGGGCCGCACGGACTATTCCTGTGTTCTCGATACCGTCAATCGAAAGGTAATAGGACGATGCTGTATAGATCGGAGCGGCAAACTTACCGTAGCTGGTTCCATCGTTCGCTATCTTAGCTGAAAGCGTCTGTGGGTTATCCGCTGATATTGTGAGCGCTTCATCAGTGAATAAAGTGGCCAGCGTGGATGTACCCGCTATGTTAACATTGACAACAGCACCACCATAACCCGGTTGCCATGTATCAAATTCTGCAATTCTCTGTGCCATTGTCCATCATCCTTACGTGGCTGAAAGTGTTGAAATATCAATGGTGTCGTAGAATACCCTGACACCTAAAGGGCTGTTACCTGTTATGATCGCGCCGGATAGACAGGCAACCAGGGCCGCGTTTGTTACAGCAATAATATCAGTGACACCAGATGTTACCGCCGGGTAAGTGATGGCGTGTTTATCTGATGTCTGGTCAAGGAATCCCACGGTTTCCTGAGCACCGACAAGAACACCGCTTGCGTCAGTATACCTTATATCAAGATTTTCCCCTGCTGCGATCCCGGCATAAGCCGTTGAATTATAATCCAGAAACCACGCAGCGTACTTGAACGCGAGGATTTTGTTTGCTCCCGGCGCGGCCACCAACTCTTTCACAGTAGTCTGTAAAGCCAGAAGCTCTGTGCTGGTTATAGCCACATCCACAGAATTTAGATGAGAAGAGATAACGCCGGTATCATGGTCGGGCGTGTTGCCAAGCCCTGTCACAACAGCTATGACATCGACCTCATTATAAACAGGTGCCTTGAATTTCCCTGAACTGTCAAGGTCTTGCGGGTTCGCGGCCTCATCCGATCCGGTCAGAGAAGTGTAAAGCGTAGCCAGTACAGTCGTTTTGGCTCCGCCTGCTACCGTGTAGAATGTTACGACAGCGTTGACGTATATCTTGTTCGATGTGCTGAAATCCCGAATGGCTGTTCTGGCATGGGTCATTATTCTTCACCTGTTTTGGGTTTTCGGAGCCTGAGCGCTCTTTTCCGGTCGTAAATTACCTGTGTAAATTCATCGGCTGTAACGCCTTGGTGCTGGTTCAGGATGTGCTCTTCCATCTGCCGGTTCATGTGGGTATCAAGTTCGTCCATCTGGGACTTCCAGCGGTTCATGGCCTCTTTATCCATCTGGTCATCGCTTTTAAATTCTTTTTGCCAGACCTGTCTGTAATTCTTGTCGATAATAAATCCGGTCACGTTGAACGCACTGCCCTTTGGTTTCGGCATTTCTTTGACAACAGTTAGCTCTTCGATCTCGCTCTTCGGGAAATTATGCGGATATTGTGTTCCGTCAGTCCCAGTGTAAGGACGGCCTTCGAGAACCGGGTTCAGATATGGGTCTGCGTATATCATAATAATCTCCTAAAGCGTGTATTGGAATATCGTATCCGGGGAAGAAGAAACCACGTACATGATAGTACCATCCTCAGAGAAAGTTACATTACGGGGTGATGTAGTTTCTGCGGATACATCAAGAGAAATACTATTATAGACCGCTGTAGAAATATCGCCC